AAGCTAATTTAGCAAAGACTTTTAGAAACATGAATAGGGGGAGAGGTTAGATGCCTGAGTTTAAGGGAAAATCATATTCATATGATAAAAAGGGATATGCTGCATATGAGAAGGCCATGAGAGATGTAACTGGAAATCCTACTGGTCAGGGTTTTGGTGCTGCTCGTAAAGGTCCAGCGGTTGAAGGTCCAGAAGAAGATGTAGTTGTGGACTATGTTGCTGGTAAAGAAGTAACCTATAAGGAGTAGTATCATGGCAGTAAGAGCAATAGGTAGGACGGCAGCTAAACGAGGTCGTCCAAAAGGATCAAAAAAAGGTCGTAAGGCTATTCCAGAATCTATTAAGAGGAAAGCTAAAGCTGCTGGTTTTACATCTGTAAAAAAATGGAAAGAAGCTGGATCACCTGAACCTAAGAAAAAAGATAAGAAGAAAAAAGGTAGTGAACCTAAAAGAACTCGTAGGGAAGAAAGAGAACTAGCTGCACTGACCAGAGCGCAGAGGGCTGATGATCTGGAAGTAGCAGGTAGCCCAAGACGTAGAGCTACTGGTCCTGATTACTTAGCTGAGAGGTATAAAGTAGCTGAAGGTATAAATAGTCCTGCCCTTTCAAAAGTTCTTTCTCCAAAAATGTCTTCTGCACAAAGAAGAGCTAGAATTGCACAAGGTCTTGTTGGAGGCCCAAGAGCGGCAAGACCGGGACGTAAGGGAGAACAGGTTAGAAATACTGGGGAATATGCTCCTCCTCGACAACAGGTTGCAGAGGAGATGGGCCTAACAGGTAGAGGTGAGATGCCTACTTTAGAAGACTTTATTGAAATGGAAGGCTTTCAGATTACCAAAAAAGGTGGTCAGATTAAAGGAAAGTCAAAGAAGAAAAGTTCTAATAAATATAGGGGCTGGGGAGCCGCTAGAAAACCAAAGGGGAGTAAATAGTTATGCCTATATCAAAAGTTTTAAAGTCAGTAGGAAAAAAAGCAAAAGGTTCTAGGAAGCGTAAACCCCACATGACGACGAAAGGGGAAAAGCCGAAGCGTCGAACCATTAAACCCCGTCCGAAGGGCGCATCAGGAAAATACCGTTGGTAGAGGAGTAAATAGTTATGGCAGTAGGAACAATAGGTAGACGTATACTCGGTAGTGCTGCAAAGCGACGTAAAGGTGTTAAAGTCGATATAGAAAAAAAAGAAGTACAACTTAATAAAGCTGAAAATAAACTTCAAAAGGTTATAGCTAGACGAAATAAAAATAGACAGGCTGCTAAGAATCTTGAAAAGAGTACTAATACATCGAAAAGAGTTAATGCTGCTAAAAAAGTAGTTGAAGATAATAACTTAATGAAAGAAATAGAAGAAGAAATAGCGCTTTTAAATGCCGCTATTAAAGGAAATGTAAAAAGAACTTATGGAGCTAAACAAACTCCTGATTGGCAACGAATTGCAAAATCTGGGGAGGTTGAGAGTGCTGGTGGACTAACAAAACGTAAGTCTAGTGGTCAACGAGAACACCCTGTCCGTAAAAAAGGTGGGCAAGTTAAAACAACCTATCGTGCTGGTGGTGGTTTAGTATCTGAAAGTAAGACTATGCACGGCTATAGAGAAGGTGGTCAAGTTTAATTAAGGAATAGCTAATGGCTGTAAGTAGTACATTTAATTTTAATCTGGATATAGATGATGTTATCCAAGAAGCTACCGAGATGATCGGTGGTGAACAAACTCTTGGGTACGAGCCTGCATCTGCAAGACGCTCTCTAAATCTAATGCTTAAAGATTGGCAGAATAGAGGAATACTCCTATGGAGTACTGAAGCGTCTGTTGTTACGGTAACAACTAGTGTATCTTCTTATGCGCTAGGGAGTTCAACTATTGATGCCTTACAAGTTATCATTAATAGAAGTAATACTGATTTACCATTAACTAGGATTTCATATGAAGAATATCTACAGATACCAACTAAAGGACAGACGGGAAGACCTACACAATATACAGTAAAGAGAGATAGAGATAACCCTACTATTTATCTTTGGCCTATCCCTGAAAACTCTACAGATAAATTAAAAATAGAAAAGATTAGTGAGCTTAGTGATATTAATAGGTCTGCTACACAAAATGCTGATGTTCCTAAAAGATTTCTGCCATGCCTTTCGGCTGGATTAGCTTTCTATATGTCAACAAAAAGAGCTAATATTCCTCCACAGAAAATAACATTTCTAAAACAGAACTACGAAGAGCTATTAGACAGGGCTATGATGGAAGATAAGGAAAGAGCAAGCATGTATATTCTTCCAAGAATAAATAGAGTTTAAGGATATGGCAAGTAATAAAAAAGCTTTAGCTATTTGCGATACTTGTGGTTTTAGATATCCTCATAGAGTTATGAGATTAAATAGTTATGGATTGTTGGTGTGCCCTGAAGATTGGGAAGGTGCTTATGATTTAAAAAATAATCCCCAAAATAAAACACCGGTAACAAAAGACGATACAGTTATTAAAAATGCTAGGCCTCCTTTAAATGACGATAGAAATCTTCTTTGGGAGAGTACTACGTCTCTTTGGAATGAAACAACTCAAGAGTGGAATGTAATTTAATGGCTACATTAACAGGAAAACAAATAGCTAATACTTATAAAGACCTTTTACAGGTAAGTAATAGTAATAGTGGAATAGATGGAACAATTCGTCCCGTATCAGATGGAGAAGGAACTGATTCATCTTTACAACTTAGTAATGCTGCTGTAAATATTAACGGAACCTTCCAATTAAATGGATCATCTTTAACCGCTACCGCTGCACAACTTAATAATATTACTGATATAACAGGTACAACAGGTCTACTTGCTGGAGACGGTTCAAATGTTTATGGTAGAACATTAATAGCTGGTCAGCATATTACTATTGGCAATGCAAACGGAGCTTCAGGTAATCCTACTATTGCTGTAAGTTTAGCTGATACTTCTATTACAGTTTCTGCTGTTAATGCAGTAACAGGAACGTTTAGTGGTATTGTAAGTGCTGCTAGTTTTGTTGGTCCTCTTACTGGTAGTGTTACTGGTAATGTTACTGGTAATATTACTGGCAATGTTACTGGTAATATAGATGGTGCTACAGGTTCTTTCAGTACTAATGTAAGTGCTACAGCAATAACTGCTGCTGGTCTTACAAATAATTCTATTATTTATCCTTTAAGTGATGGTACTGCTGGTCAAGTAGTTAAAACAGATGGTTCAGGCAATTTAGCTTTTGTTAGTGTAGCAAGTGATATAGCCGTTGACAGTATTATTGCAGGTACTGGAATTAGTGTTGATCAAGCTACAGGTAATGTAACTGTTACTAATACCGGACCTACTGTTGGTGATGTGGCTGCTGTTAGTGTATTGACGGTAGATAATAAAAATGATATAGCTACTAATGTTGCTGCTATAACTTCTGTTAATACAGTTACAAATAATTTAGCTACTAGCATAGGTAATAGTAATACTGTTATAGCTGCTGTTAGTGTTTTAACAGCAACAAATAAAACTAGTATAGCTACTAACGCTACTAATATTGCAACTAATATTGCTGCTATAACTTCTATTAATTCTGTAATAGGAGATGGCGAGGTTACTCAAGGTCAGCTAACATCAGTTGTTAATGTTTTAGGAACTAGTATAGGCAATAGTAATACTGTTATAGCTGCTGTCAGTGTTTTAACATCTGTTAATAAAGTTAGTATAGCAACTAATGCTACTAATATTACAACTAATATTAATGCTATAACTTCTATTAATACAGTTGTAGCTGCTGTTAGTGCTTTAACATCTGTTAATAAAGCTGCTGTAACTTCTATTAATACAGTTGTAGCTGCTGTTAGTGTTTTAACAGCAACAAATAAAACTAGTATTGCAACTAATGCTTCTAATATAACAACTAACATTAATGCTATAACTTCTGTTAATACAGTTGTAGCTGCTGTTAGTGCTTTAACAGCTGTTAATACTGCTGCTGTAACTTCTATTAATACAGTTGTAGCTGCTGTTAGTGTTTTAACAGCAACAAATAAAACTAGTATAGCAACTAATTCTAGTGCCATAACTTCTATAACTGCAATAAATACACAGGATGTTACACTCGCAGGCACTCCTGATTACATTACAATTAGTGGACAAGTAATTACTAGAAATGCTGTTGATTTAGCAGCAGATATAACTGGTAATCTTCCTGTTAATAACCTTAATTCAGGTACTGGCGCTTCTAGTAGTTCTTTCTGGAGAGGAGACGGTACGTGGGAAACACCTGCTGGTTCTGGTGATGTTACCCAAGCTCAACTAACATCAGTTACTAATGTTTTAGGAACTAGTATAGGCAATAGTAATACAGTTATAGCTGCTGTCAGTGCTTTGACATCTGTTAATAAAGCTAGTGCGGCTGTTAATACTGCTGCCGTAACTTCTATTAATACAGTTGTAGCCGCTGTTAGTGTTTTAACAGCAACAAATAAAACTAGCATTGCTACTAACGCTACTAACATCACAACTAACATTAACGCTATAACATCTATTAACACCGTCTTAGCTGCTACAAGTGCTGCATTAGCTACTAGTATTGGAACAGCTAACACTCGTATTACTTCTGTAAGTGATTATGCAGTAGCTCTTTCAGCTACAATGGCTACAAGCATTGGTAACAGTAACACTAACATCACAACTAACATCAATGCTATAACTTCTATTAATACAGTCTTAGCTGCAACAAGTGCTGCATTAGCTACAAGTATTGGAACAGCTAACACTCGTATTACTTCTGTAAGTGATTATGCTGTAGCTCTTTCAGCTACAATG